GGACACCCAAAAATACTGTCCTCTTTAGGACAAATCGCCTCTTGTGTCCTATTCCGGACATTTGCTTGACAAAATCGTGATGTCATGTTCCGGTCATCGTCCGAGGCCGTCTGGCCTAAACCGGTCATCTCACATATAGGCTTGACTCCACTAGCCCGGACTGTGTTAAGCTATACATATCGAGGGAGCGAGAAGTAAACGGCTCACATAGAATCGATGTAATTAAATATTCGTGTTGGTCGACGACCGGTAATGAGAGTCTTGGCAGGTCGGAACTCACCTCTAACCAGCACGATGTAAAGTTCGTCAACCTAGCGTGTCGTGAAGTGTCTAGGACATAAGTTAATATAAGCTGATTAGATGATGAATTGGCCGATACAGTGGAAATGCCTACTCCTTAGTTGGCTGATCCTAAGAGTCGTAGTTCTCTAAATCAGTTATGCTCGGCGGTAACTCCTCACGAAAGTGTGCCGTATTTAAACGAGGGCCAGCAGGAAAGATACGTGGTATCAGGAACTATCGACTTTTCGTGGCTGGCATTTCATTTGTAAACCGGACATTCTCAAACAAAGGATTAAATATGTCTGATGCTGTTGCTGTTCCTGTTCAGGACAACGTTGTTGCAGGGTTTAACGCTGCGGGCGAGTTTTATTCGTCTCTTCCGATGCGTACTCCTCGTGAGCGTATGGAGCTTCTGAAGAAGATTACGAACGCCACTAAGGTTGACGATGCTATTGGCACCACGATTCCTCTTGCTAATATTATTGTTCAGTCAGTTGATTTGACTAACGACACTACCGGCGAGGTTGAAACCGCTCTTCGCATTACTCTTATTGACGTGGATGACAACGCTTTTGTTGCCACTTCTAAGGGTATTGCGAACCAGCTTAAGCTTCTGCTTCAGGTGATGGGGGACCCTCAGGGGTGGACTGAGCCTGTGCCTGTGACGTTTGCTCAGGAGGGTTCTGGCACTCGTAAGTACTTTACTCTTAAGTACTGATTAACCCGGTCATTGAATGGCGGGTCAACGTTATGTTGGCCCGCCATTTGTGGATTTAAGGACGAATATTGTGCGTTTCAAAGTCAAGAAATCAAGAACATATGTCGGCAGATGGTATGTGTTGTCAGATAAAAATAGAGTAATGTCTATTCATAAAAGCTGGTATGGCGCATTTTCTTATGCGGTAGCTTATGCTAAAGCAGGTATTAAAATGGAAATAAATTCTCGCTATGGTAAGTGAAGTAGATAAATTACGGGCTGAATTGCGTAGGGTGCGCGCGAATACATCAGCCAAGATCAGCCGTGTGAAGAAGTCAACTGGCGCGAATATTGCTGGGTCATCGTATGATCCTAGACCAGCTGTGGGGCATGAGAAACGGTTGAATTCTAAGCAGTTGAGGTCTGCTATTGCGAAGATGCAAGAGTTTAATCGGCCCTCAGTTAAGTTCGTGGCGTTGCACAATGGTGCCCCACTCTCCAAGATGGAGTGGGCGAGGTATCAAAGCAAGGTTAATCTACGCAACATTAAGGCTGAGAAGTTTACAAAAGACCTTGCTAATGCCACATTTCCGGGGATGGAAGAAACACCGGCGGCACATCAGGCCAAATTGTATGAAAAGGCTGATGGTGGGACTATTGGGCCATTCGACATTGTTGGCAATCGTCCACAGGATTTGACTGGTTTAGCAGCCATTAAAAAGATGGAAGCTAAGATCAATAGGGAGCTAAAGCCAAATTTTCGTGAAAAGAAAATGGCTATTGCTAGACAGCAGTTGAAGAATGCCATGATTAACATGGGGCAGGATACTGCAGATATTCAAGCCATTGAGGAATTGAATGACTGGCAATTCAATCTCATTTGGTTTGGCTCCCCTATCCCTGAGGCAGCATTCCAACAGTATGGGGCACATATGGCAATTGAGGGCGGTAGCGCGAAAGACTGGCAGGTAAACATTGTCGAACGGAATGAACTTTCAGACCTTATTGACACGGTTAGAGAACCCGGTTTCCCAAAGGGTCCAGAAACCAGCCCGGCCAAGGGGCAGACCTCGCAAAGCCGTAGCAGACAAAAGAGGCCGAGCAAGCGATAAACCAATCGTCTATTGTGCTGACTTTGAAACCACCACTCAAGCAGATGACTGTCGAGTGTGGGGCTGGGGAGTCTCGAATATTGAGACTCCCCTTTATGATTCTGTTGAGCTGGGGCAAGACATTGCTAGTTTCATTGATCGAATTTCTGTCGCTAATGCCATTTGTTATTTTCATAACCTGGCGTTTGATGGGTCATTTATTCTAGACTACCTATTGAAAGATGGGTACCTCTTTACAGAGGAACAGGCCCCTAAAGATGGAGAGTTCAAATCTCTAATTTCTTCTATGGGCAAGTTCTATTCCATCACGGTAAAATGGCGCAATGGTAGACGTTGTGAATTTAGGGACTCCTTGAAGAAACTACCCATGTCTGTCAAACGCATTGCCAAGTCATTCAACCTTGAAATGAGTAAGGGCGAGATTGATTACAAGTCATATCGCCCTGTTGGTTGGGTGCTTACTGAAGAGGAAGAGGATTACCTACGTCGAGATGTTTCAATCGTAGCTCAGGCTATGAAAGAGGTTCATGATAGTGGGATGAAGAAACTAACGGTTGCTTCAGACTCAATGGCTGAATTCAAGGCATTGTCTGGCAATGCGAAATTCCAAACATTCTTCCCAGTGCTAAATGAGGAAATTGATGCAGAAATCAGAAGAGCTTACCGTGGCGGATTCACTTATGCTGATGACCGTTATAAAGGCCGTAAGTTGGATCAATCAGGATTGGTACTTGATGTTAACAGTCTATATCCCTCTGTCATGCGTAACCGTATCATCCCCCACGGCATCCCATTGTTCAAGAAAGGGAGAATCAATCCGACTGAAGAGCGGCCACTCACGATCTTCAGTGTCACATTTACAGCAAAGCTGAAACCAAATCACATCCCTTGTATTCAGATTAAGGGAAACAATCGTTTCATTGGCACTGAGTACTTGAGGGATATTCCAGAGCCAACAACGATGATGGTGTCGAATGTGGATTGGGATTTGTATCAAGATCATTATGACATTGAGGTAATCAGCTATGGCGGTGGTTGGAGGTTTAAAGCACAGTCAGGAATGTTCAATGACTATATTGACAAGTGGAGTGAGGTAAAAGCTAATGCACAGGGTGGAAAACGCGAGATTGCGAAACTACATCTTAATAGCCTTTACGGCAAGTTTGCCTCTAACCCAAACGTCACAGGCAAAGTTCCCGTATTGGAAGATGGAATCGTTAAACTTAGAAGAGGTAAGCCAGAAACTCGTCCGCCTGTATACACGGCGGCGGGCGTATTCATTACAGCTTGGGCGCGTGATGTTACAATACGCGCCGCGCAAGCTAATTATGGGACATTTGCATACGCGGACACCGATTCCTTACACCTTTTACAGTCTGAGATTCCGGATTCCATTGATGTTCACCCATCACGGCTAGGAGCATGGAAACACGAATACAATTTCTTGGACGCTTATTATATTAGGCCAAAGGCATATCTAGAGAGGGTAGAGAATGAGAATAAGCATAAAGACAATTGTGGGAACGAGTGCACTGTGCGGCATGATTACGTTAATCGTATTGCTGGGCTCCCACTCCCTGTTTCCAGTTCCCTAGGTATTGAGGACTTGAAAGAGGGGATGGTGCTTCATGGCAAGCTGGCCCCTAAGAGGGTGGCTGGAGGCATCGTCCTAGATGATGTTCCGTTCCAGCTGAAACTTTCTTGACTCTGGGCTTGACAGGATCAGGTAGGTGTGTGTTAGAGTAGAGTTATCAACGGGGAGAGCCAAACAGAGGTTCGGCTCTCCCCTCTTAAACCACACCGGGCATACAAAGGAGATTCAAAGTGTCCAACTTCTCATTCACCACGTTCACCAAGGCCGCGCCTGTTGCTAAGGAGTTCACCGGCAACGAGTACAGCGACGGTCTTGCTCAGCTGATTGAGGCAACTGACGCATGGATTGCTGACGGTAACAAGATCGGTGACCCTAACCAGCCCGCTATTACCGTCGATGTTGATCTTGACGAAAAGGCTGAATCGACTGTTGCCAACTCTATTCAGCAGGCAGCACGCCACCTGAAGAAAACCGCACGTCGTGTTTTCCGTGACGCGTCTAACGTCGCTGTTGCCGGACTGGATGAATCAGGTGAGGAAATTCAGAGTGGTATTCTGAAGCTGACTTACATTGTCAAGCCTCAGGAAAAGGCGCGCCGGGGTCGCCCGGCAGTTGCCGCCACAGCTGCCCAGGAGCCCGCTGACGCGCCCGTAGAGGGTGCCGCGGGTTGACGTACCGGCGCGCCGATTCGGCGCGCCCCACAAGCGCCGTGGCGTCTGCAAGGCTGGTTCCAACTAGCTGTTTGAAGTGCTGGCATTGGGTTGTCTCATCAGCTAGGATTAGGGTTAGCAACCTGTTGGACCCGCCTACAGAATGCCCGGTTAGTGGAAACGGGGGATGAGTTTAATAATTCATCCCCCGTTTTCTTATTTAACGAGAGGAATCTAACATGGGTGTTTATGACGATTACGTCAATGGTCTTGAGGGTAAATCAGACCTTGACGTTCTAGCAGTAGTAAAAGATTTGACCAAACTTCACAATGAAGAAATCAGCACATGGGATGCAAAAGTGCAAACCCAGAATAGCCTTATCGCCGAAAGGGATACGGCACTTGCTGACAAGGAAAATGAGGTTGTTAAGTACAAGGCAATGAACCTTGACTTAACAATGCAAATTCCAGGTGACGCTCAAAAGCGTACCGAGGACGCACCAAAAGAGGACAGCCCGGAAGCTCGTGCTCTGACAATCACACCTGACGACCTATTCGCTTAAGGAATATAATGGTTAAAAACCTACGTCCACTTAAGGACAACATGCACAATGCGGACTGGCTAAACGCCGTCCGTAATGTCAGTGGCCCGGTGTATCAGGCGCGAGTGCCTGAAGCAACACAGGCAAACATCACTGACGTAATCAATAACCTGTGGCTGGTACCCGATCTTCGCAACCAGTTTATTGATGCTCTCATCAACCGTATCGGAATGGTGCTCTACCAAACCCTTACGTGGACTAACCCTCTTGGAAAGTTCAAGCGTGGTTTCCTTGAGTATGGTGAGACAATTGAGCAGATTTTCTTTGGTCTGCTTGAGGCAACATCATATGACCCGAACCGTGACGAGCTTGAAAAAGAAATCTTTGGTGCAATGACACCAGAGGTACAGGTCAACTACCACAGTGTAGACCGTCGTGACCGTTACAAGCTGACCGTTTCCGAACCAGAACTCCGTAAGGCATTCCTCACATCAGGTGGAGTATCCACCTTTATGAGCGGTCTCATGGGAATGCTTCAGAACAGTGACCAGCTTGACGAGTACCACATTATGGCAAACCTGTTTGCCGAAATGGACAAGGCAGGTGGTTTTTTCAACGAAAACACCGCAGACCTAAGCGACCTCACCGTAGACAATGCGGCAGGCTCCAAGGTACTACTGAAGAAACTTCGCCGTTATGCGAATGTGCTTCAATTCTACAGCCGGAACTACAACCCTGCTGGAATGCCAACCCACATTCAGCCTAACGAAATGGAGCTGTTTGTTACAGCATCCGCAGACGCTGAAATGGACGTTGACGCACTCGCAGGTGCATTCAACATTGGCAAGATGGAATTCAACAGCCGTAAGACTGTCATTCCTGACGAGGACTTCGGCATCCCCGGTGCTCAAGCAATCCTAACCACACGCGACTTCTTCGTTTGTGCCGACCAGCGCATTGAAACAACCAATGCATTCAACCCTGCCACACTGAAGAACAACTACTGGCTACACCATTGGGGAGTTTACAGCGTTAGCCGTTTCGCCCCGGCAATTCTCTTCAGCACACGTCCGACTAGCGTTATCACTGTGACCACTTACACCGTGACTTCTATTGGGACAATCACAGTGCAGTCTTACGCGCCGGACACCGGGTTTACGACAGTCACTAAGGTTCAGCGAGGACAGACGTTCAACGTCCAAGCTAACGCTGTTACCACTCCCGCAGGCGGGCCTAATGACGCTGTGTCTTACAGTGTCCAGCCCGCGGGCACTGCACCAGCGTTTGCACTATCACAGTTCACCTACATGACCAATGATGGGGAACTATTCATTGGGCCTGATGAGCAGAACGAGAGTCTTGTGGTTACCGTGCGAGCTGTTGAGAATCCTCTCATCAGCTCTAGCGTTACCCTCCCTGTGTGGGGCGACCTGATTATCCCCTGGCCAAACCCCGAGGTTCTAACGGACACTGACGCTGACAGTCTCCTTGAGGTTACTCCTAAGGTGCCTACGTTTAAGTCTAACGTAATCACCATTCCTACTCAGGCGGGGGTTCAGTTTAAGAATGGTGCAACCAACGTTGCACAGGGTTCAAAGATTACTGTTGTCAGCGGCACACCAGTAACCATTAATGCCTCTGCACTTACTGGTTACGAGATTGCTAGCGGCGCAACTGTAACTTGGACTTTCACATTCGCTTAAACTAATGCGTAAAGGGGAGGGTGCCTAACGGGTCCTCCCCTTTACCCGATTGAGGACTAATGACTAAGACAATCCAGAGTCCAGCCAATACCGATTACACATTCGGTTTAAACTTCGATTACTCAGTCTGGCCAAAAGACACCGATATTGATCTTGTTTCAGTAAACTGGAACAACGACTATAAAGATGTTGTCAACTGGCAGACACAAGCACAAATTGACGCTTACCTTGATTCACTAGCGCCAACATCAATTCGCCTAGAACGAATGAGCTACCTACGGCCAGGTGAACCATTTGCAATTAACCTGCCGTTCAATGTTGCTAACCAATTTAACTATGTACGAGTAAAGAACCCTGTCCAACCTATTCCAGGTAATGACAAGGTTAAGTACTTCTACTACTTCATTAATGAAGTAAAGTATCAGGCCGCTAACACAACAATGCTTCAGCTTCAGCTAGACGTGTGGACAACATACAAGTTCGCAATGAAGCTAGGCAATTGCTACGTTGAACGCGGCCACATTGGCATTGCCAACACCAACCGTATGCAGAATTACGGCCGGGATTATCTCACCACTCCTGAGGGAATGGATACCGGCGGGGAATATGTTATTGGTTGGAACGCTGATAAAAAGATTATCCGCGATAGGGCAGGTGTAACAGAATACAACGTGTTGGTTGCGTCAACCGTTGACCTGATTAAAGATGCTGGCACTGTTGCCGCCCCTAAGATGAACACAGCGCCAGGCTCCAATATGCAAGGGCTCCCATCAGGGGTGACCTATTATGCGTGGGTAACAGGACCAAACTTCGCAGGCTGGCTACTGAATAATGCTGATAAGCCGTGGCTTACACAGGGCATTATCTCAGTTTCTATTGTCCCACCTATCGATCAATATATTGATCTTCAGTCAGAATGGCCAACAGACCCGCTAGACCCAATGCCTGTAAAGGCAGGAGACCAGCTTGACGTCTCTTTCAACATGCTTGCAGACTGGCGCAACAATGTTAACATCTTTAATAACGGCATCCCGGAAAAGTATCTGAAGCTTGATAAATTCAAGACATTCCCATACATGGCCATTGAGTTGACCACATGGCAAGGTACTCCCGTACTTATTAAGCCTGAATCATGGCGCTCAAAAGATGCCGTTATTAAGATTAGGGCAAACTTTGTGCCGCCAGCACAACGCCTAATTGCATACCCACAAAATTACAACGCCAATACAGACAGTGTAAGCTACCACGACTACGGAGAATATCTAGACCTAGCCGCTATTATCAGCGGGTTCCCACAAGCACTCATTGTCAACAATTCTGGAATTGCCTATATGGCAAACAACAAGAACCAAATCGCGTTCAGCTACCAAAACGCTGATTGGTCACAACAACGCGCACTCGGATCAGCACAAGCAAGCTACGACGTTCAATCAGGCGCAATTAACGCAATGAGTCAGCTCACACAGATTGGCATCAATGCGGCTAGCGCACAAACCGCTAACACCAACCAGAACATTGCACACCAACAAGCCGTAAACGGTCTCGCAGGAATTGCCGGTGGTGCAGTTGGTGGTGCGCCAATGGGCGGAGCAGGTGCCGCCGCAGGTGCTGGAGGCGGGCTAATTCAGGCTATTGCAGGCAACGCGACAACTCTGATGCAGATGGACGCCAACACTCGTTCAACCGGCATTTCTAATGCGGCGGCCGCACAGGCTAACCGGACACAGGTTGGCCAGGCTGGCTATGCACGAGACACGAATAATGATTTGGCACGATGGGCCGCGCGCGGGGATTACGCAAACTCTGTAGCGGCTATTCAGGCTAAGGTTCAGGATGCTAAGATGCTTCAGCCCACAACTAGTGGCCAGGTGGGCGGAGATGCTTTCAATATTGTTAATGACTCTTACGAGATTAAGCTACGTTGGAAGTGGCTTGACGCTAATCACATGCGCATGATTGGGGATTATTGGTTACGTTTCGGTTACGCAATTAACCGTTTCATTCAATTCCCTGATGACTACCTAGTGATGACTAAATTTACATATTGGAAGCTTAGTGAAGCATACATTGTGGCCGCTAATATTCCTGAGACGTTTAAGCAAGCATTCCGCGGTATCTTTGAAAAAGGTGTTACTGTTTGGGCCGACCCGAAAGATATTGGAGTAATCGACATTGGAACAAATGAAATCAAGCCGGGGGTATCATACTAATGACTAATGAATCCCCCGCAGAGATGTATTCAAAGCATCTATACGGGTCCAAGGAACGATACAAGGCTAATAATGGTTCACGTGATGAGCAGGTTGCTTATCTCATGTGGGCGAGGCAGTTGACAAGTCTCGCTGTCAATCGTTTCAAGTGGATTAACATGCCTAAAACAATTGATGTTCGTTTCCTAGAAATGACACTCTTTCATCAGGCACTAGCCGTTTTCTACTACAATGAAAAATTGGGAGCTTACCTAGCCGTTCAAGGTGTTGGAACAGGGTACGCCAACTTTATTCAGAACCCAGTGTCATTCAACATCATTGCACCGGGCATGAATTTTGCGGGGGACCCAACACAACAGATTCAATCCCCCGCCTTTCTCAGCGCATTCAATCCAGCAACGGATTACGAGAAGATCGGCAAGGACGCAAAGAAATGCGGATTTCCAATTTGGGCCAATTATTTACGTATTCCTGATATTGATATGATTGAGATTTACGCTCGACGGCTAGCAATGGTTGACCGTACAATTGAAATCAACACAGTAAATGCCCGTCAGCCAAAGGTGCTCAAAGCGTCACAGGGAGACCAGCTAACCCTGACCAACATTTCACGTCAACAAGATAACGGTTCTAACATTATTGTAGTCAATGGTAGTTCAGTTGACATGGACTCAATCGACGTTCTAGACCTAGGTATTGACGTTAAGCAACTCACAGAGCTTAGTCTACTTAAAGCTCGCATGTGGAATGAGGTAATGGGTCTGCTAGGGATTGATAATAGTAATCAGGATAAAAAGGAAAGACTGGTAGCATCAGAGGTTGACGCTAATAACGGACAGACCGATAGTTTCAGGTTCATTCAACTGAACGCTCGCAAGCAAGCGTGCGAATGGATTAACGACACATTCCCTGACCTTGACATTGATGTTGAATATAATGTGGAGGTTGAGGCAATGGCTAAGCAGGTGGCTATGGCTAATCAGATTCAGGAGCCTACTGGAAAGGAGGAAAACCCTAATGGCTAATTTCACGATTGAGCTAAAGGACGTTATTGAAACGATCTTTGGCACAACAATGGATGACTTCTATTGGTGTCAGCCATATAACGATGTAGTGTTTAATGGTATCTCGTATAGGCATCTGCCAACAGTGCCAGACTGGGATAAGCTAGGTTTAGGATATTACCCTATTTTTGATGAGCTATACCGTCCAGTGTTGAACGGTAAGATTGTTTCCAATTTTTTCACAAGAGAAATTGGTGTTGAAACCATTGACCTATGGATTCAGCGCACGGCATCCAAGATGCAGAACATTATGCCGTATTTCAACAAGCTCTATGAATCTGAAAAGATTCCTTATCAGGCTCTAGCCACAATGCGACTAGAAACCGATAGGAACGACACAGTACACAGTACCGGCAATGACGTTTCTAACACTACGGCAGATAGCTCAAGCAACACTAGTGGCAGGTCTGTAAACTCCACCACACCTAACACAATGCTCTCAGGTGACGAGGACTACGCAACAGGAGCCAGTGACAGCAACAGCCAATCCTCCACGCACAGCACCGGAGAGACTGAAAGCAACAGCACAAATGATGCCACTAATGAGGGCAACTCTGTTACTTCTGGCTATCAGGGTGCAGAATCAGACCTAATCATGAAGTACCGTGATTCATTCCTTAACATTGACATGAATGTTATGTCACAGATGGAAGAATTATTCATGGGCATTCTCGACACATCCGACAACTTTACTTCACAAGGGAATTTCTACTCATGGTAACTAATCCAATCCAAGTTATCCCACCATACGCGCCGGGATACTTCCCAATTCCTCAGGTTCAACCATTTACATTTCGTGATGGAGTGAGCTATGTTGAGCGGTTTGAGCGACTAGTAAAGTATCTTAACCGTGTTATCCTGCCCACGGTCAACGACAACATCAATACACTGGGGACAGAGTTTGAGACAGAGATTAACGCTCTGATTCAACAGGTCAACGATGCTATCCAGCTTGTCATTGACAGTAGCGTTGTACTTCAGGACCCTGTACTAGCCGCAATCATTGCCGACACAGGAAGTGCCTCACGTGCAGAGCTTGATAGCCTGTATGCCACAATTGCCAGTGTTAACGCGGTCATTGCAACAGTCAATGCCAATAAGACTAGTACCGATGCCGCAATTGCAAGCCTAACAACCACAGTGACAAATAACAAGACTGCCACTGACGCCGCGATTGCAACACTCAATGATCTAGTCACCACAGGTCGCCTGTCAGCCACCAACCTTGATGCAACGTACGCAAAGGTTGCTGATATCACAGCGATTAATGGTGTGTTGAATGGGCGACTGTCAAATGCGACACTGGATGCTCGCTACGTCAACGTAAGCGAACAACTCGTTAACGTGACAGATTTTGGAGCGCTCGGCAACGACAGTGCACACGATGAAGTAGCTATTCAGGCCGCCATTGATTACGCTGGCCCACGAGGACTGAAAATTATTGTCCCCAACGGAACATACCGTCTATATGAAACTCTATATTTCCGGTACAACGGTATCCGTATGGAGCTTGACTCCGCAGTCACCATGTCTCGCTATCACGGGTCTAGCATTGTTCTCAACGGCAACTTTGGGCAAACAACTCAACCCTTTGGGGATCTTCACATCAGTGGTGGAACCTGGGACATGCGCGGCCAGGTTAACAACACTTACGGTTGCGTTGTTTCCATTGGCAAGGCTGACACATTCAGTCTGAAGCGCATGACAATGCTAAACAACTGGAAATCACACGCAATCGAATGTGAGGGGTCATTTAACGGCGTAATTGAAGACATTAAGTTTGGTGGCTTCATCGACATTGAAAATGACCACTATTACTGTGAGATGATTCAAGTAGGCCAGCTGACGGCGGTAGGGTTCCCACGATTCGCTATTGACGATAAGTCACCTACACACGATGTGGTTATCTCACGTTGTCGTCAGATTGCACCGCCAGCTGGGGCGAGCTACTGGCCAGCCGGGGTGGGCAACCACAGTGCCCCAGTGTCAGGTTTCCAAGGACCATATCGTATTGTGGTGCAAGATTGCGACTTCAGCAATTGCTCATACAAAGCAATTCGCCCTTGGGGATTCCAACACACAAAGATTCTCCGTAATAAGCTAAACGCACCGGAGGGAATCTTCTTTGATGGAGATACGCCAGGCGGCGACCTTGGGTTTGAGGCAATTGGCAATCAAATCTCGGCAGACACTAACGGCATTAACATCGCGCGGGCGCGCGGTGTGCGGCTAGAGGGCAACACGATTACCGGTGCAAACGTCGGCATCTTTGTTAACGACGGTTGCTTCAACGTTGATATTATCAACAACGTCGTTAACACCGTCATGGACAATGTGCAGGTTCAAAACAACTCGGCAGGTGGTGACCAGTCACTAGTCAAGATCATTGGTAACTCACTCATCAATGGCCGATTCAACGTTCAGCTTTACAATAACGCTAATGGCGCTGTCAGCCGTTGTGTGATTGCAAACAACATCATGGCAGGTTCAACCAATGCGGCTATTGATCTAATTGCTGACGGCAACGTAGTGAGCGGCAACCTGATTAACAGCACATCAGGTGACACGGCGGTACTTGCGCCTAGTGGTGCGAACTCAAATATCATTGTGAACAATGCATATCCGACAGGTAAGACCATGACGAATGCGGCTAGCGGTACTAATACTATCGCTAACAACATGGCTTATTCCACATAATTCAACACGGGGCGCTAGGAAACTAGCGCCCCGAAAGGGCATCATGGCAAATCCACAATACATTCAACCATATGGCGATAGCCTTATGTTGATGATGGACGATGGAACACAGCACCTTGCATATCGCACAAATAGCACTTTATGGTTAATCTCAACAACTGATGATGTTGTACCTCCAGACGAGGGCGCACTCGTAGTAACATCAACTCCCCCATCATCCATCACAGCAACAGACACGCTAGGTGTCGTGTGGCATTTTAACAGTACAGAGATTGGGAGAATGATTGATGTGCTTAATGCGGCTATTCCGGCTAGTGGCACAACACGAGAATCACTCGTTGTCGTATTTATCACATCAATCATTGAGACACACTTTCTCAACCTAAGCAACGTCACAGCCTACCCAGAGTCAGGCTCATTCCCTGAAATTGATGGAGACGGAAGCGACGGCACATCACTAGGGCTATTTCAACAGACTCCGCCTAATGGATGGGGTACACCGGAAGAACTATGCACACCAGCCTATGCAACACGAGCATTCATTGGCGGATCATCAGGGCCAAACCACGGAAACCCTAAAGGCATGTTTGACCTCAAGCCAGCATGGAACGACGGCAGAACACCAGGACAAGCCGCACAAGCCGTACAGGGGAGCGCATTCCCTGACAGGTACGACACAGTAGTGCCCGTGGCTAATGAGTGTTTGAATCAGCTTCTCGTTAGTGGCGGAGTAGGGAAATTCTCGTGGCCATTCAACGTAAGCACAGTAACCAGTGAATACGGTCCACGTGTCGGGCCAATCGGCAGTTTCCATGAGGGGATTGACTTTGGATTCTCACCTGCCGTGCGGGGTGCAATTGAGTTTGCGGCTAACGCTGGAACCGTGGAAGCTATCAACCTAAATAGTAACTATGGTTACAGTGTGCAAATCAAGCACGGTGTGGATTCATCAGGAAACGGTCTCCACACCATCTATGCGCACATGTCATCTAATCCACTTGTGAAAGTTGGGCAAAAGGTAAACAAGGGTCAACGACTCGGGTATCTAGGTAGCAGTGGTGACGCCACAGGGCCACACTTGCACTGGGAGACACACACGTGCCCTAATGATGGACCGATCGTTCACAACACTAGTAGCACGTCTAGTGGCCTAGGTGTAAGGACAGCAATTAATCCTAGAACCTTTATGTCCACGTATGGTGATGGAAAGGTATTTCCACAGTAATGACAAATAAGCTTAGCTACTATAGTTATGATAAGATCCTTTCACTTAACGCAACTTACAACATGATTCTTGGTCCACGCGGTGATGGTAAAACATATGGCGCTAAGAAAAAGGCAACTAAAGATGCTCTAGAGAAAGGTGAGCTATTCATCTATCTACGTCGCTATAAGGAAGAGGTAAAACTATCTAGTGCAACATTCTTTGCCGACATTGAACACTTGTTCCCTGACTGGGATTTCAAAGTAAACGGTTCAGCTGCCTACGCCGCCCCAATCAGCACAAAGAATGACAAGAAACGTGAATGGACACTTCTAGGGTTCTTTATTGCACTCTCGCGGGCACAACAGTATAAGTCAGTTAGCTTTGCCAAGGTTCAAACAATCATCTTTGACGAATTCGTTATCGAAAAAGGTGCAATCCACTACCTACCCAATGAAACCACAATTGTAAACAACTTCTACAGCACTGTTGACCGTTACCGAGAAAAGGATGGGCGAAAGTCTGTAAGACTATTCATGTTAGCAAACGCGGTAGCCATTACTAATCCACACTTCATCGAATATGGCATTGATCCTAACAAGGCAGACTCGAATGGGTTTGTCAAATACAAGATTCCTGGACGTAAAACACCATTCATGGTGGTGCAATTCATTGATGATGATGCATTCGTTAGGGATGTGCAAGAAACATCATTCGGACAATTCATCAAGGATACTGACTACTCTAAGTACGCTGTTGGTAACGAGTTCCTTGATAATCACAGTGGACTAGTAGAGGGTAAAACGCAGGAGGCATATTATCTTTACACTCTTGAGACCACTCAAGCCACATTCAGCATTTGGCTTGATAGTAGAACTACGAGATATTACGCTCAAACCAAAAGACCAGGCAACGAAAAGGTGTTTACACTCGTACCAGAGAACATGGAAGAGGGTAAAATTCTAGCGACATTTAATGACAAACATATGCAGATGTTGCGCACTGCCTTTAGGCGTGGTAGGGTGCTGTTTGACCGGGCAGCTACTCGAAACGCTTTCTTGGAGATCTTTAAAAGATGAGTGATCCCGTGCTTATCGCAATCATTACTGGATTTACGGCCGTTATAGTATCAATTAGTGCTGGCTTACAAGAGGCTAGCAGACGCTCAACAAAACGAATCAGGCATCAAGTTGAGAATGACCATTCAACTAATATGCGAGTTGAACAAGATGAAAGATATGAGGCACAACTCAAGCACAATGAAGAGGTAATGAATGCATTATCTGCAATGCGCAAACAAATCAATCGTAACACTGCTAGAACTAATCAGCTATGGAGTAAGTATGTCAACCGGCAACGATGAACCAATCTTTGAAAAACTCTCAAAAGACCCTGAGTTACAGGAAACAGTAAAGTTTGTTGAACGCGCGGCTAAGGCCGTCTGGGCATTCATTACATCCTTTGCCCTCGCAATGGCCACAGTCATTATCCCCATGCTCATTGCTGGGCACTGGCCAACCCTCACAGAATGGCTGACAGGCATCGGTGTAGGGCTCGCTGGAGCGTTCGGCGTCGGCGCAACGGTCTACAACGTGCGTAACAAGGATGCGAGCGTAGGATGAGCGTCAACACGCAAGGCTCACTAGAATTTGTGCGAGGGGATGACGTTTATATCCCTGTCACAATCAAAGTCAAAGCCACAGATACACCAATTGATTACACCAAGTTTGAATGGCAAACAACGTTCCGCTACACAAAGAATTCCCCACTATTCTTTCCTGGCGTTGTGTCTATTGAGGCCGAAACTAATAGGCTTATCCTTACTTGGCCTAAAACGTCAACTAAAGTAATGGCTGGATCAGGAGTGGTTGATTTACAGTCAGTGAAAAAGGATGACCAATCCGAGAGGACATGGTTCATTGCCAAAGTCGATTTTGTGGAAGATGTGACCTATGTCCGATGAAGTAATTATCCTCACAGACCAGCAAGGCGTTAAAGGTGACAAGGGCGACCCGAGCGATGACAGCCAGGCCGCACAAGATGCCGCACAAAGCGCGCAGGATGCCGCCGTCAGCGCACAGAACGCAACTGATGCCGCAGACGACGCCGCACAAAGCGCTCAGGACGCCACAGACGCCCTAAATCACGCCACATCATCATTCGTCAGTGGAACGATGATTCTACCCGGAGTGAACGGCGTTGTCGGCGATGGTGTGACAGATGACACGGCGGCAATTCAGGCGCTCATCACGGCCACACCTGTTGGCGGCACGGTGTATCTCAATCGGCCACCGTCGGGCGTATACCTCATTAACGGTTCAACGCTTACGGTTGCTAATAGTAATGTGCGATTTGCAGGGCCCGGGCGAGATGTTTACGGTGTGGCGTTTAAGCGTACCGTGGCAGGTCAAATCCTTGACGTGAAGAACACCGGTTTCACGGCTGAAAATGTGCATTTCATTGGTAATGGCGATCCTGCCGCATTTGGTGTGGGTGCAACTGTTAATGCAATTCGCTTGCTTGGAACAGTGCCAGGCGATATTGACGCCCGCATTCGTGGGTGCTCATTCCTTGGTATTGCAACCTCTATCCTCATCAAGGGGCGCAATGTTAAGGTAATGGATTGCACATTCTCTAACAGTCTTAACGGTGTCACTATTGACGGACCACTAGCCGGATATCATGATGGGACATGGTTCAATCGTGGAAACACTGTCAGGGATAACCGTTTCCACGGCATCGGGGCAACCTCATCTGATGTTGCAATCAATGTAACGACGGTTGCCGCAGTTCTGCACGCCGACATTTCCGATAACTACTTCGATGTTAACGGGATTGGTAAGCATGTTCAGATTATTGGCACTAGTGCGGTTCCACATCTGAACATCACTGCACGAGGAAATAAGCATCTTAACGTAATGTCAGATGCTTATACATTGACATACGTCAATCACTCATCATTCTCAGACATTGATGTGTCAGCAGGATCATATGCAACGTCAACCGCACGCGGGTTCGTTGTAAGCAATTGTCTTATCACCAATCTTAACAACATTTTCCTTTCACAGCTTATGGCAACTGGGATTGTTGCACGCAACAATAACCAGTTGCGAGTGAATGGTATTGTGTTGCGAGGAATTGCCGGTGACGGCATTGATGTAGACTCGACTAACAACTATTCACGATTTGAGGGTGTGGTAGCTCGGGATATTACAGGCTGGGGATTCACTGGGTCACCAACTAACACTGAACTTGTTGATGCAGAGCTCAACGCTTGCACTCTTGGACAGGTCAACTCGACAACGATTGCAAACAATCGCACGTCAGTGCTTACCGTGTTGCCTCCTACTGGATGGTTTATCATCAGTGGCACGCCGTCATTGGCGTCTGTTAACTCGTATCCGGGATTGACGTTTGATCCGAACACGCTTGAACAAGTGACACAAATGGTGCAGATTCCAGCCTCATGGAATGCATTTCATGTTGACCTTGTATGGGCGGCATACTCAGCAACAGCAGGGGATGTAAGATGGGGAGTTGGCCGTAGTCCTGTAGTGAGTGGCAGCGCCGTTATTTCCGGACCCTCACCGGTAGAAACAACAGGTGCAGGAGATGCGACAGTAAATACAAAGGTTACACGAGTGCTGACAAGTATTCCGGCGGATTCGGATACGTTCGGACTGCGTATTTATCGTAATGCCACACATGCCGCTGACACACTCACTGCGGATGCGGCTCTGTTTGCCGTTAGGCTGGTGAAAGCATGACTAAACTCATCCCCCGCAAAATCCAACCAGAACTCATCGAACTAGGTGACACCATCAGTGTTGTTCACAAACGAAACCAAGGCATCGTCACAGTCCTAGAGGGAACCGTAGCCACACGACAAGATAGTGGGAATGTGCGATACCTGCTCACAAAAGAGGGGGCAACATTGCTTGCATGGACGCCCGGTAGGAACGATGTAGCCGTGCGTTTACTTTCTCGTCCTGAGACTAAACAACCCACACTATCATTCTTTGAACCTAGCTGGATTGATGAAGAACTAAAGGAGCGAATCGCATGACCGTACTCTGGCCCAATGGCACCAAAACCGAACCAACCATCAGTAGCCCATACGGACCACGACAAGGAGGAGACACCAATTTCCATCACGGCACAGACTTCATTGGTTTCACCACAGGTAAATCAGTGCTTGATGGAACTGTGACACTGGCAGGACAGTATACAGCTAATGCTGGGATTACGGTTGCTGTTGACAGTAAAGACCCTGTGTCTGGTAAGACTGTAACCATTGTGTACATGCACGCAAGCAAGGTGCTTGTGCGTAAGGGCGACAAAGTAAAGGCTGGTGATTCACTTCTCATTGTCGGCAAAACCGGCAATGCAACAGGCCCCTGTGACCACACAGAAATCCGATACTGGGAGGGTGGTAAATACACCACAGTAGACCCAGTGCCCACCATCAAACGATGGATGAGCTACACACCGGTGCCCGGGCATGCCACACGTAAGACAGTGCCCAATGCCAAGGTCAACGGTCGCACAAGCCCAACCACAGCCGCCAAAGTAGTCCAAGTGCTCGCGCCCAACACCACAGGCACATTCGACGGATACCGACGCGCACAATCAGTTGGTGGCAATGACGTGTGGTTCCGTGGAGCTTACGGGAAGAACTGGTTTTGGAGTGGCGGTTTCACTAATCATTCCACGTCTGGTTTGCCCAGGGTTTGATTAAAAGTGTGGCGCTCATGGTTGACATGAGCGCCGCACTCAGCTACACTGAGAGTATGAACAGTCGAGAGAAAACACACTTGAACCGGGCTGTACGTGTTTCACTCAACAGCACATGCCGCCAGCACCACGGCGTCGTCATCGCACGAGGAGCAAAGGTTCTCGCTGTTGCTGTTAACCGTGAACGCAATGACCCGAACAACTGTTCTAATCCAAAAACTGAGGCAAGCTTACATGCTGAAGTGGCAGCAATTAAACAGTTGATTGGAGTTGATTTGACTGGTTGTGTCATGTATTCTGCTAGGACTAATAAGCTAGGTGATAGCATGTTTGCTAAGCCTTGTAAGTATTGTCAAGAGGTTATCGCGGCCTCTGGAATCAAGAAAGTGATTTACACATGAAATATGCAATTCAATACACAGGCAATGGAAATTCTCACATCATCATGGTAATGGGTGACAATGGAATGTTTAGCAACATTGCACTTACAGCAGGTGAAAAGGATAACTTAGCTCATTGTAAAGCACTCGTAAAACTTGCAAACGAATATGTTGAGGCACACGATAGAGGGGACATCTGATGAACATTTGGCTTGCAGTTGCGCTTATCTGTTTCGCATTCACCGCAGGCTGTGGAATCGGACATTGGACACACGGCAAAGATCAGCTAGCCGAAAATAAAACCGTCCCCCTCCGTAAATATGCAGAGTTTCAATACATGCAACAAGTAGCGAACGGTAACAACAATCCATTTAGAAAAGTCTGAAGTTTCAATATCAATCCCCGCGCGTTAAGGGGACGGATTCAACACATAGCAAATTCATAGGATTCTCCAATGATCCGGGTTTATGAGAGTTTCCTGAGAGGCCGCGTGTCAGCTTGACACGCGGCCTCTTCGTGTGTTACCACGAGGCTGTTTCAGTGTGGCTGATAGCGACACGCCCGGAAAACACGTCGTTTGCCATGCCAGCGTCAACCGCGTAACTTAGTTCTTGTCAGCAACAACCCGCCCAGCACAAAGGAGCACGCCATGAACACCAACGAAGCAAACGAAGAGGTTTACAGCGAGTACCAGACAGAACTCGCACGAGTCATCCATGAAGCACAAGAACGCGGAAACACAGTCGAGCTCCACTACAGCATCATGGGAGAACACAGAGTCCGTATGGTCAATCTCATCGACGAGGACGAGAACGGAGACATTCGCTACACCGTGGATGGTGTCTGGTACACACGTGCAAAAGCCGCGGACTGGAACTACCCCGGCGAGCATAACGCGGTGTGGGACGAGGACGAGGACGAGAACGAGGACATGAGCACAAGCGACATGTATGACTACCTCACAGAGAACGGAATTGCGACAGAGGAAGAAATCGCGCTCATCACAAGCATCAATGGAGACACGGAAGAACAGTACGAAGCAATTCTATTTGCGCGTACGGGATACCGGTCATTCGATCAGATGGGAGAGTAATCATGGCCATCGAATTCACAACACTGTATGTCTGCATCGACTGTATGCAATTCGTGGCAGGAACCAGTGCAGAAGAACGGGGCGAAGAATACCCCACCGACGTAACAGAGTCATTTGAACGAGACTCTAATCTGTGGTTCTTCAACGGAGACACAGATGACACCATTGACTTTGCCACATTCCAGTGCGAACAGTGTGGGACACGTTTGGCAGGTGAAAGACTAGTAATTATCTACTGTGAGAAGCCATGAGCGCCCCGCTAGATGGTGAATGGCGCGCCCGGATACTACCCACAACAGTGCTCATCCAGAGCCCTACAGGGGCCCTCTACAGCGTCAAAATGCCCCATCCCGACATATGGGCCGTAGCAATATGGATCCGCAACAGACCAGGCGTATACCGCATGGCAAAAATCGACCCTAGAATCGATGCACGACATACGCGAAAGTATGATGAGTACCGGTTTATGACATTCCCATTCTGAAAAGGAAAGACAATGCCTTATCCTAAAGTAGTTCTAGTACACGACTCAATTCTGATTGACTCAAGTGAATACATTACAGACTATGACGCAAACACAGTCTTTCACTTGACACTCAACAACCAATTGAGAGAGTCAACCAACAATACAGTATTGCGAGTCATTCGCCAAGAATCCAAAGCCGGGTTCACATACCGCGCCGCAACAGTCTGTAACGGACGCATCATTGACATTCTAGGAAGAACTGAAAATAATGCGTAATGTGTTTTACCATCAATGCATATATTGCGACTGGCGCGAATACTACTTCACCAACAGTCAACTAAGCGAGAATAGAGCACTCAAACGAGTCAAGAAACACGAAATAATGCACATGAGCAAAGGAGAGAAATAATGCATGTTGCAATTCCATGCCCCAAATGCAAGCACTACACATCCGTCAAGCTTGACTATTGGGAATCAATTCAAGAATTCAGCACATCGGTTGATTGTGACCATTGTGAAAATATCATTTCTATTCGCATTTGGTAATGCCACACTCAATAAGGCCCTGCTAATCATGGCAGG